ATCTTCAGGCTGCTTTTGCTCTTCTCCTTCGGCTTGGCCGCTGTCGTTACCTGGGCCGCAACGGGCTCGCTCTGCGTGGCAGTGACGGCATAGGCGCCCTGCCGCTGGGCGGCGATCTCGCTCATCGCGGCCTGCTGTTCTTGCTCAAGCCGTGCCTTCTGCTCGGCCATCTGCGTGTTGGCCCGATCGATCTGCTGCTGCAACGACGCCGCAAACTCCTGTTGCTGCGTCATCGACTGCTGCCGGTACTGCTCAAGGGCAGCGTTGTTCCGGTTGATGTCCTCCTGGCTGGGGCCCTGGTAGACGATCTGCGGCGCCTGGGGCGCGGAACCGAAGCACATGGTCAAGCTCCTGTGGTGATGTTCAGGCCGGTGCCGGCCCCGTCGCTGATGGCCGTGGCACGGTCAATCCGCAGCCCTCGCTTGCCGGTAGCCCGGCTCATCGAGGCCCGATCCGAACCGATCACGGGTGCCTGGGCGGTCTTCTCCGGCGGTGGTGCACCCAGCAGCGCTGCCATCCGCGCAGCATTGGCGGCCACGTCATTGGCGCGCTGCGTCTTGAAGTCCCGCAGATCCGTCAGCACCTGCTGCTGATCAGCCAATGCCTGGTTGAGCTCCATCTGCTTTGCCTTGGCGGCGCCCTCCTGGTTCGCGCGGATGGCGTCGAACTGCATCTGGGCCATGCGGTCGTAGGCCCCGGTGTCCGGCATCGTGATCGTTGCCGGGCTGCCGCCACCGCCGAAGCACATCAGAGATCCTCCAGGTTGAGCGGTTCGTGCTTCTCGCTTTCGAGCAATCGCTGCATGTAAGCGATCACTTCCTGTTGGCCGATCAAATGGTCAATCTCCCGTTGCGACATTTGCCGCGATGGGTAAGCAGGAAACAGATCCTGCAGCTTGTTGATCAGCTCTTCGGTAACGAGAGGTTGAAGCACTGCAGGGGTGCAGACAATCTCAGGCTACCGGCGGGCTCCACAGCAGGGGAGTGCAGCTCTCCATGTCGTATTCACCCGCTCGAAGGATGCGAGCGCAGCGCGCCTGGGCCACGGCATAGGGCTCACGGAAGCCCTTCTTCTCGAAGGCGCTGAGCACCACCTGCCACATCTCCATCTCTGTTGTGCAGCCCGCCAGGGCCCGCTCAGCTGTCACCTTCCCGAAGCCAGGGCAGCCGGGATAGTTGTCGGCGCTATCGCCGGTCAGCACCTGGGCGAAGAAGGCCAGATCAGCTGCCACCTGACTCACCTCGATCACTTCGCCGTCGCGGTAATGCAGCGCCGGGATCGTGAGCAGATCCTTGTCGAAGGAACAGATCACATCGCCTGGCTCGCACAGCACGCCGAGCACGTCATCGCCTTCCACGTCCTGCAGCCGGGCCGTCTCCCAGCCGCGGCTGCCGGCCGCACCCTCGACCCACTCGAGCAGCTGCTTGTAGCCAGCGGGCTTGCGGTACTTCTTGCGGTTGGCCTTGTACTGCGGCCAGATGCCGTAGCGAAAGGAGGCGCGGTCCCCGAACACCAGCCAGGGCTGATGGTCCGGGAACACCTCGCGCATCTGACCGATGGCCTCCTGGAACTGGGCCTTGGCATCGCCATGGCGGCACAGGTAGGTCCAGTCATCCGGGGCCCACTCCACCTCGAACTCGCAGGCCGAAGCCGAGCGGAACAGGTAAAGCTCAGCGTCAATCAAGAGTTTCATTGTGGTGCCTCACCGTGCTCAAAGCGGGCATAGGCGGCAGAGTATGCAGCGTCGCGAAGAAATGAAAGCCAGCGCTCTATGCCGCTGTCGGACAAAACAACGGAACCCTTGTGGGGGCGCCAATCGATGCCTTTGACTCCCGTGCTCTCAAACGGGTGGCCTCCCCCGCAATCGGTTTCGGCATCGCAAGGAAAGCAATCAAGACCCCAACCATCACCGATCCAATCCCAACGCACACCATCAGTTTTGCGGTGTGGATGGCCACAACGAGCGCAAAAGGTATGTCCTGCGCGTAGCCAATCCATTGGGGTGCCTGAAACCAGGGCAGCGCGGGCGCATAGACCCCATTGGTCATCGTCGGGCCCGGAGGTCAGCGCAGCACTAAACTTTGAAAACTTGTCATCGGTTTCCACTGAATCGGGCTTTACTTCAATCCACAGGTCTTTGCCTTGAGGAGTGTTTACTAAAAAGTCCGGCAAATAGCACGAGCCGTCAGGCAACTCAAAACCTTCGGCTTCGTATTGCCACTTCAAGCCAAGCTGAGTGAAAAACACCGCCCACCTGGCTTCCAGCCTGCTGCGGAAGCGATGCCCGTAAGCCCGGGTTTCGATCGGCTTGACTGCCATTGCTCGTCGTGGGGTGGGTAACGTCACGGTTGATTCTTCCGGCTGGGTAGGATTCGCTAGTCACCGGCCAGGTAGCTCCTGCGTCGGGTCTCGCAGCGGCCAGGGCACTGGCTCTTGCTGCCGCAGTAGCCGTCCCGTCAGTCCGCGGCTGGCGGGGCTGGTGCCGCACCCGCGCCAGGGGACGCCCTGGCTGCTCTTGAGCCCTCGTCAGCCATTGGCTGGCGGGGGTTCAACCCACCACCGACCAGGTGTCGACAGCTCAGCCGCACACAGCCTCGTCCACTGATCGCGGCGGGCGCCGCGCAGCGCGTTGTCAGCGGCGTCCCTGGCCTGAGCCAGCTTCACCCGCTCGATCGTTGGGTGGTCGCTGCCGAACTGCTGCTCAAATGCAGCAGCCAGCTCAAGCGCGAGGGCTTTCCAGTTATTCATCGATCCCCTCCTCACGGCAGACAAGCAGGTAGACATCGAGCGACTTGCGAAACTCCCGGCGCAGCTCTTCAACGCTTGAGCCGTAGAAGTCAGCGCCACCTGTTAGCCCGAGGATCTCGCCGCGGAACTGGCCCTTCTCTTCGTCGTATTCGATGCGAGCCTTATAGCCACGCAATGTCATGAAGCTGATGCGTTCTTCAGTCATTCTTCGTCGTCAAAAATGATGCGGGGCCGCCCATCGAACCAGTAAATCCGGTCCTCTGGGATCAGATACTCCGGCTCCTGGGCGGTGTAGAACTTGTGCTTGCACTCCTGGCACTCACGCCGCCGGGCAGCAACGCCTTCGGTATTGCCTGTGAGCAGCACTCGGGTGACAGGGTGCCGGCACTTCGGGCACGGGAAGCGGCATTGCGTGCGGCGGCCGTTGCTGGAGTAGAGGTCAGTTGTGGATTCGGACAAGGCCAACGATCAGATCAACAAGGTCGAGAAGGATGGTGAACACCAGCAGCATGTGCAGCCGGCGCAGTTCAGCGGTGCGCACAACTCGCAGGCCGCGAGTGGCAGGAAGTGGCGGCTGTGTCATTCGTTCTCCATTTCGATGATTTGCTCGCAGGCGCGGCAGTAGCCATCCCAGAACGTCGCCTCAGCCCACCTCGAGCTGTCGTGAATCGCGGCGTTCATTCGTTCTCTGGCGTGTTCCATCAGTCGAATAACCGCGGCTCGGGAGACATCGACTGGCTTGTCTTCGGGGGCTGGCATGGCTTGATGTTGCGGGTGTCGTAGACGTTGCAGAAGAATCCGGTGTCATTCGGCAACGTCACAGTGACGCCAGCTGAGTGCACCTTCTTGACAATGCCCTTTCTCCATTTGCCGCGGCTCAGGAACTCAACGGGCATGTCGGGCTTTAGGTCAGACCATTCCATGTAGCGCGGTGATGTTTGCGAAAGGCATCGAGATCCCGATAGTTCATGTCACTGAACTGCGGGTTCTCTTCCAGGAACTCCTTGCTCGGGAGGATCGGCTCGAGCCCCGGTGCGTTGAACTGGAACACCGACCACTTCCCCGTCAGCAGTCCCCTCTCGAGGATTGACTGCAGCTCCGCTTTGTTGATCAGTGGTTCCATCGGTCAACGACTGGAGGTAGCTCTGCCATTGCTCTTCCGTCAGGCCCTGGGCCTCGGCACTGGCAGGTGGCAGCAGCGGGTGTTCGGTGGTGGTGAACGGCACGTAGGCCTGGCCGTTCTCCGGGTCTGGCACCCCGGCAATCGAGCGGGGTGAGCTGGGCAGTGCTGCCAGCTGCTCAGCCGTGGGATTCAGAAACGCCGGCAGCCCAGGCTTAAACCCCCAGCTGCGATTGGCCATCCCGTTCTCCGTCCGGTAGAGCGGGGCCATCAACTCCTTCCAGGTCGGATACCGGGTGAAGCCGGTCTTGAGGCCCTGGATCCACTGCTCGGCAGCCCACATGAACTGCCGCTCACTCACCTCGGGGAACTCAGTGGTGAAGCTGAAGAACTTGAGCTTGCAGATGTGCGGGCTCCAGCGATCCGCCTCCTTCATCCGCAGATGGGCGGCGATCATCTCGGCCACCGCCAGGAAGGTCTGGGGCGTCAGGCTGCTGGGCTGTGCCATGACTCCAGGGCAGCGAGCATGGCCGGGTCTTTTGGCATCGGCCGGCCGGTGGCGATCGGCGAGGCCTGGTTCCGGCTGCTGATGTAATCGGGCTTGAGCGATTGCCAGCCGTGCTCAACGCCGGCCTTGGCCAGCTCGACTTGCTGCCAGGCCGGCAGATGGGACACGCGGGTGATCGATGCTGCCCAGGCCCCTTGGGTCCAGGTGGCATTGCTCTTGTGCTTCGAGCGGCGGCTCACGTTCCACCACTCGACCAGCAGCGGCTGGGCCTCAGCGGTGCACTGGGCCAGCAGCTCGTCGTTGAGCTGGGCCACAAACCGGGCCGGGGCCGGCACCGTTTTCACCGTTTCCGTAGCCGTTTCCTGCACGGTTTGCACGGTTTCTGGCTGGGCCTTGATCTCCGGCAGCTGGAGCTCGACCGGCTGAGGCTCCTCGATCGGTGGGCCGATCTCGATGTAGCCGGCGGCCCGGCCAGCCAGCACGCACACCCGCTCAAGCGTTTGGAACGTGCGGCCACAGCCTTTGCACAGCCGGATGCGGCGATCCGCTTCCGCTGATGCGCGTGTTTCGGTAACGCGACTCTGTTCAGAGCCGCAATGTGGACACTTCATTTCCAAATGACTTCGAGTTTGATGGATTGCCTTGTCAGTGGCGATTTCTCCCACTCGGCAACAATCTTTTTCAGCACCGTCACGCGATCATCAACCCAAACAATCCCGTTGCCGGCATCCATCACAGCGCCTTGAAGATTGTCGAGATCGCTGGTGCCTGGTCCGTAGAAGGTGAAGTGGACAGCCACCACTTGCCCCTTGCCAAGCGGTGGGCGATTCCACCACTCGCTGAGAATGGCCCGGCAGTTCTTCATCCAGTCGGCGTACTTGCGGTCGGTGTAAGCGCCGCTGCCGCGACTGAAGCGTGGCCGGGCCTTCGGCTGCAGCGGCACCGGCAGAACAAACTCAGCGGTGCACAGGCCCATCAGAAGGGGATGTCCTCTTCATCAGCAGCGGCCAGCACGCCAGGCGCCTCGGCCGCCACTTGGGCAGCACGGCGCTGCAGGCGCTGGCTGGGGCTGAGCTGGCTGTCGTCTTCGGTGAAGACATCAGCGGTGGCATCAGCCACGTAACCGCTCTCGGCCTCGAAGAGCTCGCCGGGATCCTTCCGCTCGTAGGGCACCAGGTCGATGACCTGCACTGCCTCGAGGCTGAGGCTCACACCCTTCTTGCCGAACTTGTCCTCCCAGCCCCAGGCCGAGAAGGCCACCTTCACCTTCGAGCCATTGCCAATCAGCCCTCCGTTGGCCGGCCAGAGGTTCTTGCGGCTGTCGTAGACGGTGGGTGGCTGCAACACCTGGCCCTTGCGGGTCTTCTCGTTCTTCTTGAAGCGGAACTCGAGCAGCCCAGTGGGGTTGCCGTCCTTGTCGGTCTGCTCGCGGAAGGGCCAGGCGTTCTTGCTGGGCTTGGCACCTTCGCCATGGATGCGAGCGAACTCGGCCTCGATGTCCTGCATCAGACCGATGGCACCCGGGTCATCGGACGGGGCTGCCCAGCTGATTGACCAGCTGCGGGGCTTCTCCGAATCGAAGCGGTCCTCTTCAGGTTCAAACACCTTTGCCCAGTAGGCCTGGCCTACGGGCGTTCTCAGCATTGTCCGCGCCATTTGCGCTCCACATGTGGGGCGCACAGATGGTATCCACCTAGGACTGAAGGCGCAAGACTCCTAGGAGCAGTCTCACGAGAAGCAGTTCGGGTTCTGCCCGATCTCTCCAGGGCACAGTGTCCCCACTGCTGGCGGTGCCTGAATCCGCAAAACCCTGTTGCTGCCTTTGATCTCAGCGACAATTTCTGTCAGCCAGTCGGTCGCATACAGGGCCCTGAGCTCGCTGTGCAGGGTCTGGTGCAGCCATCCAGCACGGGCCGGAATTGTCGCAAAGCAGTCATGGTTTGTTAGGACCGGCGCACCATGTTCCCCACATCTGGAGACGATGGCCTGGCAGTGGGCCCCGTCGAAGCTGTGCACGAAGTTGGCCGTCACTGCCCGGTTGGTCTGCCGGGCCGAGAGCTCGCCCTCGATGGCCTCATCGCCCAGGGCCTGCCACCGCCGGCGTCCCTTGGTGACGCTGACCACTGAGCGGCGGATGTCATGGGCATCGCCCAGCC